AGAGTGCTGACCTTGGTCGTACTACTGAGATGCTTGGTGATCGATTAGCCTTCCTTATGGAAGAGTACGCTCTCAATAAGTACATCGCTGGTTGGTCACTTAAGAACCAAGATCGTTGGCAGAAGTTCCTCAAAGAGGCACCTGACAAAGAATCAGCCATTAAGCAGATCACTGAACAGTTTGACCTTAAGGTGAGAGAAAAGAACCTCCAAGCACAAGGTTATCGAGATATGATCCGTACTATTGCTAGGGATCGTCCTGATGCTGCTCAACCTTTGATCGATGCTTTTGCATTATCCAAGGGTGATGTGGATACTCTTGATAAGTTGATGAAGTGGAGCGCTAAGCAAATAAGCCCTATGGGTCTTATCTATAACAGTGATGGTGGCTTGAATGCCTTTGCACAAGGTGCATGGGCAGTGGTGTACAACAATGTGTTGTCTGGCATCTCAGCTCTCAAAGCTATTACTGGCAACACTGTATCGCTTACGCTTCGTACAAGTAACGCATATCTTGGTACTGGTATTGGTATGCTCATGGGTCGCAACACTGTTGATGATCTTCGCAGGGCTACCTATGTTTATGGCTCATTTTTGACTGTTAATAAGAGAGCCCTTGGAGCTTCCTGGGATACGTTTAAGCGTACCTGGAATAATGGTAAGTGGGGTAATGATGCTACAATGGATTTCCGTGAACTAGCACGTGAAGACCTTGTTACTGACTATAACCCTAACCTTTGGGACACCCTTGCCGATATGGAACAGGTATGGGAAAAGGATGGTAACTGGGGACAGTTGTTCCAATACCGTTCAGCTAGGTTCTTGTATGACCTTGGTAACTGGCGTTGGGCTAAGTATGGTACCAATGCAATGATTAGTGCTGATGCCTTTGTACAAAGCACTATAGCTTCTCAGATGGCTCGTGCACGTGCATGGGATGAACTTTTTGGTATTGGCTATAGAGGGTCTGAACTGGCACAACAGCTGGCTAAGGCTGAGAAGATTGCTTATAGTGAAGCATTTGATGCTCTCGGTAACCTCACTGATGCTGCTGCCAAGAATGCTGCTGGAGAGATTGCACTTAACTTGGATAGTGAGCTAGCCACTACTATTACACGTGGTATTAATAAGTTTCCGCTCCTCAAGGGGTTCTTCATGTTCCCTAGTACAGGTGTTAATGGTGTTAAGATGGCTATGTCCTATACTCCTATCGCCACCCTACCTGGTATGAATAAGTACTCTAAAGTACTGATGGCTGGTGATGACATCGACAAGATCAAAGATGCTCTCATAGACCATAACATTGCATATGATGGCGTACCTAATGGTATGGCTATCTTCAAGGGCCTTGAGGCTGAATATCGTGGTCGTGTAGCTTTTGGTGCATTACTGTCTACCTCCATGATGGGATATGCCCTTGGTGGTAACATCCGTGGTAATGGTCCTATTAATGCTGGTGAACGTAAGAAGCTCCGCGATAACTTTAACTGGCAACCTAAGACCATCAATGTTGCTGGTAAGTGGGTGAGCTATGCTGGTTATGAACCGCTAGATACGATCCTTACTCTTGTTGGTGACCTGGCTTACTACTCTCGTGACATCGGCTCCACTCTTACTGAAGACTTTGGTAAAAAAATAGCGTGGACTATTGCAGCTACATTTACTAATAAGACTTGGGTTGCTGGTTTGGAGCCCATTGTTGCTATTGCTAATGGTGATGAGACTGCTATTTCTCGCTATCTTGCTAATCAAACACGATCTGCTATACCTATGTCTGGTGCTCTTGGTGTTGTTAATAATGCCATCACTAGTTCCCAAAAGGATATCTACAATGACCTTGTAGGTTATGTTAAGAACAGACTGCCTGGCTTCTCTAGTCAGCTCCCTGAGCAGATCGACATTTACACTGGTAAGCCTCTCAACGATATTGATAACCCAGTCCTCCGTGCTCTCAATGCTGTTAACCCAGTCAAGATCAGTGAAGGTACTGAACCTTGGCGTCAATGGTTGATTGATAGCGGTTGGGATGGTGTTCAGATGATCCGCAAGGACTCCTCTGGTAACCACGAATACACCCCACAGGAACGTGAAGTACTTTATAAGTACATCGGTGAGCAGCAACTGTGGAAGGAGTTTGACAAACTCAGTAAGAACAAGAAGTATAACGATCAGCTAGATCGTATTCGTGCTATGCGTGTTCAGGGTCGTCCATCTGAGGAGATCCAAGCAGCTCAAAGTGAAGTCTATTCAGTGATGAATGATATCATGTCTCAAGCTCAAAAGGCAGCTGAGATGCGTATGCAGCAAGAGAATGAACCGATGTGGCGTTCTATTCAAGAATCCCTGACCAATAAGAACCTTATGAAACAGGGTCGTATTGATGACGCTGCCAGGGCTGCTGATCGTCGTAAAGCAGAGATTGAGCGACTAACCCAAATGTACCGATAACCCTAAATGGCAACTACACAAAATACATTCACTGGTAATGGGTCCAACTTAGGACCCTTTTCTTTTACCTTTAAGTGGCTTGAATCTACTGATATTAAGGTTACTGTTGGTGGAGTACTGAAAACTGCAGGTACTCACTATAACCTACAGAGTCTTAATTATACAACTAAGACAGGTGGTGAGGTTCTATTTACTGCAGGTAATGCACCTGCTAATGGAGCCTCCATTCGTATCTATCGTGATACTGATGATGAGGACTTGTCAGCTGTCTTCTCTTCTGGTTCCGCTATTCGAGCTAAGGACCTGAACGATAACTTCACTCAGAACCTGTACGTCGTTCAGGAAGTTAGTAACAACGCCCTTAATGTTGATGGTTCTAACCCTATGGTTGGTCCACTCAATATGAATGGGTTTCAGATTGATAATCTTGCAGCTCCAACCTCTGACACTGATGCCGTTAATAGGGCATATGTAAACAACATTGTGGCTAATGGAATTGGAGATGGAGACAAGGGTGATATTGTTGTTTCTGGTTCCGGTACAACACTTACTATCGATTCTGGCGCTATCACAAACTCCAAAGTAAACGCTAGTGCAGGAATTGTATCCTCTAAACTTGCATTCACACCAAGTGGTACTGGTGCTGTGCAGCGCACCGTTGAATCAAAGCTGCAAGATGTGGTGAGTGTTAAAGATTTTGGGGCAGTGGGGGATGGTGTGGCTGATGATACGGCTGCTATACAGGCAGCCATTAACGCCGTAGCGTCCAAAGGTGGTACAGTTCGTTTACCTGCTGGTACTTACAAAGTCAGTAGCAGAATCAATCTAGCCTCAAAGCTTGGATTGATTGGCGACAAGGGTGCGGTCATTAACTCGACAGTTGTAGCGGACTGCTGCTTGCAAGCAAATAATGCTACTGATATTACCATTCAAGGACTTACTATTGAAGGTAATGATGCTAGCTACTCAAACATCTACTTTAACACGTGTGAGCGTATCTACGTAGTAAACTGCCGTCTCACTAAGGCTGGCGCTCATGGTATTTATGTGCTCAATAGCAATTTTGTTATCGTGGACTCTTGCGAGCTATCTGAAAACTATTACTATGGTGTCGAGGATAAGCTAGGTACACGTAACAAGTACTCGAACAACAGATGCTATCTTAACGGCAACACTGGAACCGCAACTAGCGCAGGTGGCCGTGGTATCAACATCTGGATGGCGACTGACTGTGTGCTGATTGGCAATTCATTCATTAACAATACTGAGTACGGATCGCGCATCTATTCTCAAACAGGAGACTCTATCAATAGCACTGGAAATCGTATAATTGGTAATTTTTACAACAACAATACCAGGGCTGATTTGGTACTATATGATGAAACAGGTGGACAGATTGTCGATACCATAATTGATTCTTGCATTGTACGCAGAAACACTAATACAACGCTTGGCGTTATTGCACTACTAAGTGGACACAAGACAAAGGTTAGCAACTGCATCATTAGCAAGGAGGGTGCTTTTGGCACTGACATTGGCTACCAGTTTACGACCAATACCAAATCGTCCTTGGCCAACTGCTATGTAGCCAACCTGCAGTACGGATTTACTTTGGGCGGCAGCAGTAATAGTGTTGTTTCTAACTTCTACGCGGATGGTATTGCTATTTGTCAACTTGGTACATCCACTAACAGCACCATCGAAGAGTCTCGTTTTATTCATGGTGGTCCTGGCGCTTCTGATATTTGCTTCAATGCAGTTGGAGTGGTGGGACCACATAAATTCATCAATAATTATTTTGATAGTTTCTACGGAGCTATTTACTTAAGTGCAACTTTAGGTGATGCGCTACTAGGTAATGAAACTGTTAATTCCGGGTTGTACGGAATCCGGCTTAACGTTAATGCCCCCGTAGCAAACATTAACGCTGGAAATAACAAATTTGATAGTGCGTTCGTTTGGGAGGCGCAAGCTCTGTCGGGGTCTAAAACCAATTACGGTAGGCACACCACTTACTACACTACTGCTCCAACAAATCTAACTTGGTCTGTTGGCGACATTTGCTACAACTCTGCTCCTGCAATTGGGCAGCCAAAGGGTTGGGTTTGCACAGTTGCTGGTAACCCTGGTACATGGGTTTCTTTAGGTAACCTTTAATCTAAACCGTTATGACAAAAACACGTGGCCTAACCTAATCATGATCACCATCCTAGGCATTAAAGTGTCTTATGAGACGCTTGCCTTCTTTATCCTTTTTATCGCTTCTGAGTACCTTGGTATGACTAAGAAGCGTCGCTCTAATAGCGTTACTCAAGCCATCTCTATGGCTGCTGCTTACTTTAGTAAGATTCGTACTGAAGATGACACAGTGCGTCGTATTCGTCGTACGTTTAGAGGAAAGTAATCACCATGGTACTGCTGCCTGTTAAGCAGTACTACCTTCAGCGAGATAGTGCAACAGGTCATGGAGATCGGATGTGCTTTAGCTCAACATGTGCTATGGCTGTCAAGTATCTCCTACCTGATGCCCTCAAGGGTAGTAATGCTGATGATGATTACCTAAAAACTGTTCTTAAATACGGCGACACTACATCATCCACCAGTCAAATCAAAGCCTGTCAGCAGTATGGTGTCTTTGCTACCTTCTACACCAATGGTACACGTCAAAACCTTATTAACGAGCTTAAGAACGGCTATCCAGTTGCGACTGGCATCCTCCATAAGGGACATGTATCCAATCCGGTGGGTGGTGGCCACTGGATGCTACTCATCGGTGACACTGGAGAACATGGTGTCTTCCATGACCCCTACGGTGAGATGGATAACGTCAACGGAGGGTACGTTACTATTGGTAGCGGAGGTAAAGACGTTAGCTACTCCTGGAAGAACTGGCTACCTCGTTGGGAAGTAGAAGGTCAAGGAACTGGCTGGTTTATGACCTTCAGGCCTACCTCTACACCGCAACCCGTAGCTACCATTGCTAACACTTGGGAAGGAGTTATCACTGCAGCCTCTAAGGCAGGTGCTAAGTTTCCACAAGTAGTAGCTGCTCAATGGGCATTAGAGAGTGGCTATGGTAAACACACCTCTGGTACCCATAACTACTTTGGTCTTAAGGGTTCTGGTACTGACCATGAGACAAAGGAGTTCATTGATGGTAAGTGGATCACCATTACTGCTGGTTTCCTTAACTTCCCTGATCTACAATCCTGCGTATCGTACTTAGTGCAACGCTGGTACAAGGACTACAAGAACTATAAAGGAGTCAATAGAGCATCCTCTGCGGAGGAGTGCTGCAGACTTCTAGTTCAAGAGCGATACGCCACCGATCCTCAGTATGCCGAAAAACTAATCCGACTAATGAGGGACAATGTCTAGTACTACTTACAATATCACACCAGGTAGATTCTCAAGGGAATTGCCTGTAACAACTCAAGCACATTTCAAAAGCTCTACAGCTAGTACCAATGCAACCTCAGTAAGAGGTAGTGCTGGCTCTGTCTTTAATATTATTGTACACAATACTCATGGTGGTGGGGGTGGTGGTAGCGCTATAACACTGAGGTTCTACGACAAGGCAACAGCTCCTGTTGTTGGTACTGATGTGCCTATGATTATCATCCATATAGGATCTGGTACCTCTAAAGAGCTTAATTTCACTAGTGGTATTACCTTTAAAAACGGTATTGCTTATTCTATCACAGCTGGCAACGCACTACTAGATGCTACCCCTGTTAGTGCTGATGGCGTTCAAGTTTACATTGGGTACATCTAATGATTGAAACTGCTATTGCTGGAGCTATCTCTTTAGTCATCGGTGTTAGTGGTGGCGTCTTGGCTATTAATTCACGATCTACCTCACGTATGGATCAAATTGACAAGCGTATTGACGGTGTTGAATTACGTCTAGCTGAGAAGTACGTACCACGACAAGAGCTAGCTAACGCCTTACAAAAGATGGAGGATCACATGATC